TCTGTAAACTCACCTGCCTCTGCAGACATTCCTACAGCAGCAGTAAGCAGTCGCTCGGTAGGAAATCCGTTCTCACGAAGTTCCATGAGACGATCGATGAACGGGGTGTGTTCTTTACTAGGATTAGAGGTAGTTGTATTAACGAACTCGACATACTTGTTAAGATCAATAGTCATTAGAATTTAAATCCTTCAAATGTTTTCTTTGGTTTTCTGTCTTCAAAATCATACTCCTCTTCTTGTTTATTGTCAAGGATATCATTCTGAGCAGATTGTTCGCAGTCATAAAGACGCATCTTTGCTCGATCAATTCCAACCACAAATCTCTTATGGATAGTTGGATCGTTGTATCGATTCTTAAGTTGCTTCACGAGGATCTGTCCTAGTTCCTCAAGTTCCTCTGTAGAAATCAGAGCAAACATCAAGTCAGCGGTAGCAGGAAGACCAAATGATTCTGAAGTATCAGTCAGTTCCACATCAGAAGAACCATAACCAGAACGAGTAGTTTGAGTAGCACTTACAATAGGAACATTAAACTCCACAGCAAGACCACGAAGTTCTTCTGCAATTGCCTTGATATAGGAATAAGAGTTGACAGACAGATTACCCTTATATCGTGAAGATGCACAGATGTTCAGATAGTCAATAAAGATAATATCTGGACGGAAAGATTTCTTCAATGCAAGTTCATTGAGAAGAGATTTAAAGTGTCCAGAATGTGCTGATGCAGTTGGATACTCTTTAATGATTAAAGTGCCCTGCGTTTTCTTTGCAAGATTTGTGACTTTGTTCTCGAACATTTGCTTCGGAAGATCCCCAATATCCTGGATTGGGACATTGAGAAGGTTTGCATCAATTCGTTCTGCAATTCGTTCTTCCGCCATTTCAAGAGTGATGTAGAGAACGTTGCGGCCTTGCAATAAGACGGAAGAAGCAACATGGCACATAAAGAGACTTTTTCCGACACCCGTACCAGCAAGAGCGATATTGAGAGTCTTATTAGGTAAACCACCTTTTGTGATTTTGTTAAAGTACTCAAGGTCGAATTCAATTTTCTCTTCCTTCTTGTGATAGGACTCGTAACGTTGTTCGTAGTCTAGCAGATAATCATGTCCAATGTGTGTATCGAATGATACTGCTAGAGCATCAGAAAGGATACTGGGAATGCTATCACGATTCTTCTTCTCATCTTTACCATCTGCAATATGGATTGATTCCATAAGTGCAATGTAGATTGCACGGTCACGACACCACTTTTCAGTAGTATCAACCAACCATCCAAACTCAATAGGAACATCATCCAGATTTTGAATCAGATGAACAATTTCCGAAAATGAAGTATCATTAATGTCTTTACGTTTTTCAACTTCAATACAAAGAACTTCCTTTGTTGCTGGTTGATTGTATTCTTGAATGAAGGACAGAATCTCTTCAAAGACAATCCTTTGATTAGTATCCTCAAAATATTCAGATTTTAGAAATGGTATAACTTTTCTTACATAATCCTCATTGTGTAGTAGGTTCCTAAGAATTAGAAACTCAACTTTCTCCATAACTAAATTCCTTTCGTGCGATTTGATCAAGTTGTTCCATTACTTCTGGAGTGAAGTATACCTCAGGTTCTTTCAGAATCTGCTTAGCATAAATCTTCTTACCATCGATTTCATAACGTCCTGCTACATTCTTCCAAAGTCCACCAATCTCACCGAGTTCAAGAAGACCATAATATCGATCAAGACCACGTTCATCATAATAAAGACGAATTTCCACATCTTTGTTTTCCTTACTCAAACGCGATTTAGCAGTCTTAGCCTTGATAATATTTCCGACCACTTCTGTTCCATCCTTTTCTTTCTTTTTGCTGAGATAAATGATCGTACTTGCTGCGTATTTGAGTCCAGAACCTCCCCCCATTTCTTTCGTTGGTACATAAGCTCCGATGACATCGTATGTGTGATTCGTGACCAGAAGTGGAACATTTGCTTGACCTAGTTTGAGTGTGAGCATTCGGAAAGCACCTTTAACCAATTGAGATTTAGTCATGTCACGAACTTGTTTGTCGTTCAGTGCGTCGGTGATTTCCTTTTCAGTAGAAAGCATACCAAGAGAGTCTAGCACAAACATACAAGGTTTGCGTTCATCTACAGGTTTTTTGAGATATAAATCTACGGCTTTGAGTGCCTTTCCACGAAACTCTTCAATAGTAACAACGTTAACAACAACCAGACGAGAAGTATCAATTCCACGAGACTCAATCAAAGATTTAGTGATAGCAGCCTCAGTGTCAAAGTAGAGACAGTAACCATCGGGATTAGAATCAAGAAAGTTCTTAACCACTGCGAGAGAGAAAAAAGTCTTTCCAGTACTAGACTCTCCAGCAATAGCAGTAATCTTATTCCCAGATACACCACCAAATATGCTACCTGAAACCAGTGCATTAAAAACGTATGAACCCGTATCAACATAAGTTTCCGATTCGTCAATATCCGATGCTAGTTTGGTGTAATCATCACCAATTTCTTTTACAATATCTTTTAAGAAGTCCATTAGGCAAAAAACGAGTCAAGGTTTACAGATTTTTCTACACTCCATCCAATTGCGTCAAGAATGACTTTCATGGGTTCAAGAAATGCTTTCTCAAATTGTAGATCGTAGTCCACGTATTTGTCAATACCAAGTTCTCTAGGAAAATCTTGAATGAATGAAATCACATTCTCATGAATAGAGTTTGGCTTTTTGAGATAACAGAACTTAATTTTCTCACCATTTTGAATAAGTGAATATTTATTTGTTAGATTTTCCTTCTTGATATAGTGATTGTACAAAAGTGCTCCACGGACATGGATAGGTGTTCCTTTTTCATAGATTGAAGCACTGGACTTATACTTGTTTACATCTGATGCTGAACGAGGGAATGAAACTTGCTCTGGTGGGAGTTTCTTAAAATTACTTCTACTTTTTTCAATAAAGTCAATCACATCATCTTCACTACCACTCATCATCAGTTTCAATGCATCCTTAATCATCTGTCGGCATGGTGCTGGAGTTGAGGATTTAATAGCCTCCAGTCCCATAATTTTAAGTTTAGGTTGATCATAACGAACACCTTCACTATCCCATACGTTGAGAATGTATCTTTTCTTAGCAGTCCAGATTCCACGATCCGCAATATTCTCACGTTTCATGAACATCTTCTGATCATATGCATTTACATAGTCAGCCAGTTCTTGGTAAGAACTTTCAATATACTTTTCAAGTTCCATTTGACAGATCTTATCAAGGAACGAAACAATGCCTTCAGTAGTTTTCTCTCTTCCTTTGAATATACGTTCAACCAAAGGACCCATGTTAAGATAGATAGAATCAGTATCTGAAGCAATAACATAATCAACATCCTCCGTTTTAAGAATCTTGTTGAGGTAAGTGTTCATCTTTCCCTCAATCCACCGAATAGCAACTTGCCCTGAGAGAGTAATTGCTTCAGCATTTGCTAGTTTGAAATACCTGAAGTACTGATTGCCAATAGCACCATAAGCAGAGTTAAGAGAAATCTTCTTTGCCATTTGGATGTTATTGCAACGTGCAATCTCCTTTTCAAGTTCTTTCGTCGGTGTTTTCTCATACTCCTTCTTTGCAGTAATCATCTTCTTTTTGAAGATAACTCGTTCATTGTACATCTTCTCCATTAGTTCAGGAAGGATTCCACGTTGATCTTTGCGGAACATTGCACCATTAGCACACACCGCATAGTCCTTATGCAATTCAAAACTTACCTGCTGATTGAGAATCTTATCCACAGATGCAGTGGGGTGCCTCTCATCCATCAGAGTTTCTGGTGAGATGTTATACATCATGATCAGGTGAGGATATAGAGAGTTTAAGTCAAAGTTGACAACCCAATCATACACTCCTGGTTTTGGTTCTTTTACATAAGCACCAGCATACTTGGCATCTTTCTCTGTTTTTTCCTTTGGTGGAATAACAATATTCCTTTTCTTCAGATAATTGTAGATAATATTGTCCCACATGCGAACCTGAAAGAACACATCAGCATAGTTTACTTTGGCATCGTAAGCCATCGTAATCGCAAGTTCGATCAGTTTCATCTTGTCTTCCAGACGGTCAACAAGTTCTACGTCAACAATGTTGTATTCTACAAACTTCTGCCAATTCTTAGTATAGAAATCTTTGAAAGTATCAAACTCTGAGTGATCGAGTTTCTTCTGTCCAAGTTCTACTTCAGCAATATAATCGAGACGATAAGATTCCTGTGCTTTATAAGTGAACTTCTTATAAAGATCGAGATAATCCAGTTGAGTAATGCCCCCAACATCATAGGAGATCTGATTTCTACCTTTAACAATAACCTCTCTTTCAGTCACAAGACCCCATGGAGAGAAAGATTTCATCATCTTCTCACCAAGCACTCGATTAAGACGACGACAAATGTAAGGAATATCATAAAACTGAATATTCCAACCAGTGATCACTTCAGGAATATTTTGCGACCAATAATCCATAAAGTTTTGCAGAAGTTGATACTCAGATCCACATTCAACATACCTAACATTAGACTGCTTGTTATTGAATGGTTTTACACCCCAAGTAACAATCTGCTTCGTAGCATAATCTT